GCTAACTCTGGTATCATCAATCCATTACGCGACATTGTGACTCCAGTTAAATCCGCTCGCTTACAGGCAGCTGATGAAAAATCTTGGTACTTAATCAACAAAGAGGCTATTGAGGTCTCCTATCTTGATGGTATCGACACTCCATACATGGAGCAACAACAAGGCTTTACCGTTGATGGTGTATCTACCAAGGTGCGTATTGATGCAGGTGTTAACGTGATTGACTACCGCGGCATTGTAAAAGTTACCAATAAGTAACTTAAAACGCCTTAAATAACGACCGCACTTTTAAACAAGGTGCGGTTTTTTATTAAACGAATCAAAGGATTAATAAAATATGTCTAAAAATTACGTACAATACGGAAACACCGTGCGCTTTACCGCTGCCGCTAATCTAAAAAGTGGCGATGTGGTGATTTTGGAAAATCTTGCTGCAATCGCAGTATCTGATGTTGCTCAAGGTGGCGCAGGCGTTGGTTTAACTACTGGTGTATTTGTGGTTAAAGCAAAAGCGGCCGATGATATTAAACAAGGTGCGATTGTTTACTGGTCGGCAACCGAAGGGGCAACGATTACCGCTGGTAGCAACAAACGCTTAGGCGTTGCGTGGCGAGCAAGTGGTGCATCTGTGGACACTGTAGATGTCAAGATCAACGCTTAGTCCATTTGATGACGCACTCGCACAGGCGGACAAAGTCATTACTGACGTGATGATGTCCGTCTATGTTATCAACGGCAAAGAATACAAAGCGGTGCTTGATGAGACACCGAAAGAAATGGAGCCGATGAATGGTGTTTACCGTACGTTGACAATGTTTAAATCCTCAGGTTACAAGCCTAAAAAAGGGGATAAAACAACCATTAATGGTGTTGATTATGTTGTTACTGGGTTTACGTTTAACAGCGGCACTATCATGCTCCAGTTAGAGGAGGATGCAAGTTACTGATGGCAATTAATGACGACATCGAAAAAGCGAAGAAAGCCTTATCCGACATTGATAAAAAAGCAGTACCTCAAGCCATGGCACGCACGATTAATAACATTGCTGCTAAAGTGATGGTTAGATCTGTGATTGAGACATCAAAAAAGGTTGATGTACCAAAGCGCCTTATTAAAGGCCGTGCGAAACTTGAGAGAGCTAAGCCAAGACGACTTAGTGCATTTATCCGTGTGAATCGTGGGAATCTACCTGTTATCCGTTTAGTAACGGGTGGCGGGCAGTTTGTGCGCCGTGGCGAAAATAAGGGTCAGTTAAAGATCGGGAATCGTCTTTATCCTCGGGCATTTATCCAAAAACTTAAAAACGGACGAGTGCAAGTGTTACAACGACAAGGTAAAGATCGCTATCCTATTGATGTAGTCAAAATCCCACTCAAAACCCCACTTACCGAATCGTTTAACGCCGAGGTAAAAAGGGCCTACGAAAAGGATATGCCACAGGAATTACGCACTCAGCTAATCCGACAAATCCAAATAGTGGTTAAAAAATGAAAATCCACTCAAAAATAAGAAAAGCGGTCATTGAAGCATTACGACCGCACCTCCCAAAAGTTAAAGAGTTTAGCAACGGCAAGCCGTCATTTACCGATATTGAGACCCAAAGTCCAACTGTTGCTGTATTTATCAGTGGCGTATCTCCTACTGGCTATCTGGACGGCACAATGCAGGCAACGCTCCATGTTGCCTGTTTCATGAAATCCGCCGCCCGTGAAGATGACTTGGATAAATTAACCCAAGAAATCTACGAATCGGGCATCGTTGAATCCTCTTTGACAACACTAACAGAAAATATTGCATTTACGGCATTTGACTACGAACAAGACGACCAAATGGCGACTTGGATAGCCGCTGACTTGCAATACGCTATTACATACGAGGTAGATAATGGCTAAAAAAGACACAATCCCAATGAAAGGTGCCGGCACAATGTTTTATCGTCTCAAAGATGATAAAGAGGCTACCGTAATCCGAAACGATACAATCGCCGCGGCCGAAATTAAAAAACCTGAAAACTGGGATCGCATTGCGAAAATCAAAGAGCTCTCCCCTGGTGAAGTTACTGCGGATAGCTACGAAGATAACTATTTGGACGATACAAACGCCGAATGGAAATCCACAAGTCAAGGCGCAAAATCAGCCGGTGAAACTACATTAACGCTTGCTTGGCTACCTGGTGATACCGCCCAACAAGCATTAGTCAGCGACTTTAACACTGGCAAAAAGAAATATTACCTTGTTGTCTATCCTAACGGTGTGCGTGATGTGTATTACGCTTGGGTGTCATCCTTAGGTAAAACTGTGCCACAAAATGAAGTGATGACCCGTACAGTTAAGCTAACTAACGTAGGTAAACCGTTATTGGCTGAGTATAACGAGGCAGGAGACTAGTTATCATGTTAAAAAAAGTTAAGTTTGAGTTGCGCGGTCAGTCGTTGGTATTGTCCGCAATCTCCGCGCTTGATTACCTTGATTATGTTGATTACCTAAATGGGCTAGATAAACCCGCCCCAGTGTCCGAAAACGATACTGAGCAGGAATTAAATAGCAAGCTCAACAAAATCACTCGTAACAATCTAATGGCGCACACTCGCTTGATTGCGATCTCGTTATCGTATGATAGTGACAAGTCCATTGACGACTTACAAAAAGAGTTGTTAACCACTTGGACTCAAGCGGATATTTTCCGCGTTCTCGAAGCGGTGCAGGATGTTTGCGAATTTCCGCGAGTTGAGCCGTCCGAAAGCGCGCCTGAAGATGGTGAGCAAAAAAACGATTAGAAACCGAACTTGACTTTGTTTTAAAGTTGGCGCACGAGTTTAAGCGCGCCGATTACCGCCAAATGCTCCGCGAGATGTCTGTCGCGGAGTATTTTTGTTGGTGCAAATACTTTAGCAAACGTCCGTTTACACTTGAGATGTTAGATTACGGCTATGGCACGGTAGCAAGTGCGGTTTACAACGTTGCAGCATTAAAACAGGTTGTTACAGCGCAGGATTTTAGCGTTTTACATACAGCTAAACCAAACGCAGAAATGACAACGGAAGAAATGATGGATGCGTCTATTGCAAATGATGGAGTATTGAGAATTGGACCAGATTAGCAATTTAAAAATCAAACTCGAGGCAGAGACAGCTAAATTTACCGAAGAAATTAATAAGGCGCGTAAATCTCTAGATGGGTTTGGGAAAACCACTGGTGGCATTAATCTCACTAAAATTGCGATTGGTGGATTAGCAACAGCTGCGCTTGCTGCAACTGGTGCGGTTGTTTCTTTTGTTGGTTCTTTAGGCGATGGCATAAAGATTTTTGAAGAAACAGAACGCTACATGGCAAGAACAGAAGCTCAATTAAGAGCAACTGGGGCGGCTGTTGGCTTTTCATCTTCAGAGCTAGATAATTTCGCTCGCTCGATTGCTATGAATACGCTTGCTAGTACAGATGGTGTGCGACAAGCGATGTCGGTAATGATGACATTTAAAAGCGTTACTGGCGAATCATTTAAAGAGGCAATTAAACTATCTCAAGATTTAGCCGAAACGTTTGGCACTGATATTTCGAGCGAGGCTAGAAATCTTGGTCGAGCTTTAGAAAATCCAGCTGAGGCAATATCTATTCTGAAAAGAAAGGGTATTGAACTTACATCAGAACAGCAGAATTTAATCAATTCATTTGTTGAGACTGGTGATAAGGCTAAAGCACAGGAAATTATATTTAAAGCGTTACAAGAACGCGTTGGCGGTACTGGTGAGGGTTCTGCAAAAGATACATTATCCGGCTCGCTTGACACATTGGGGCAGGCAACTGATGAATTAAAAGAGCAGTTTGCAGAAACGACAGGCATCACAAAATTCTTTAAAGGTGCGGTAGATAGTCTTTCAGGCGCTTTTATTAAGCTGACTAAGGCAATGAAAGGTGTAGATACTGCGACTCATGTAAAAAATCTTGAAAATGAAATCTCCATTTTGGAGAAATCTAAAAAATCCTTAGAACAACAGTTTGAATCTGGCGCCTTTGATGGTAGCGATGAAGTATTGGCCGCAATGCGCGAGCAAATGGACCAACAGCAAGCCAACTTAGACAAGGCTCGAGCAAAACTAAAAGAAGAGCAGGATAAACAAAAAGCAGAGGCAGATGCTGCCGAATCAAAACGCAAGAAAGCCGAGCAAGAAGAAAAAGAGAATGCCGGCAAGTCGCAACTTGAAAAGATTGAAGATAAGCTAAAATCTCGACAACAAAAACTAACTGAACAACACGAAAAAGACAAGAAAGCTATTCAAAATCTTGTATTGAGCGAAGTTGAGATTAAAAAACGCGGCTTTGAAACAATCGATCAGTTAAGAAAGTCAGAGCTTAATAAGCTTGAACAGAACTACAATGAGCAAATCGCAACAATAAACAAAGGCGAAAATAAAAAAACGTCAGCGAAATCAAGTCGCGGTTCTCGTAGTGAAGCAAACGATGTCTCGTCTCTAGATATGCAATACGCTAACGAGATACAGAAATTGGAATTACAGCATCAACAACGTATAGCCAAGATTAACGGAATGGATATTTCCGAGAAAGATGCTAAAGAGCGTAATTTTAGTAGCGCGTTAGAATTAAGAAAACATTACCTAGCACTAGAGGCCCAAGCATACGATCAGGCTTTAGAGAAACAGAAAGCGAAAGAGATTAAAGAAGATAATGACAGAGCTAATAAAGTAAGGTCATTTTTTAATGATATTCGAGGTTCTGGAAATGATCCGTATGTGCAAAACGATATTACACGCGAAGATCAACTGGTTAAAGCAAAAGAGCTTTACGACCAACAGTTGCTAAACGTACAGCAATTTGAGGAGGCTAAGGCGCTTATTGAGGATCAGTATCGCAAGCGCAAAGAGGATTTGGACTTACAAGCGGCAACTGCCCAACTACACACAGCGGCTACGTTATTTGACGGCATAGCGGGGATTATTGAGGCGGCAGGAGCAAAAAATAGCGCGGCATACCGTACTATTTTTGCTATCTCAAAATCGTTTCAGATTGCCGAATCTATGCTTAACCTACATGCGGCCGTGATGAAAGCCATGAATGACCCTACCGCAGTTACTCCAGCACAAAAGTTTGCCAATATGGCGGCGGTTGCGTCACAGGGGGCGTCAGTGTTGAGCCAATTAACAAGTGTAACCCTATCAGGTGCACGAGCTAATGGCGGTCCGGTTGGCGGTGGTCGAGCTTATCTTGTTGGTGAGCGTGGACCGGAAATCTTTGTGCCCGGTGCAACCGGTCAAATTACGAGTAACGAAAATCTAAATAAAGCCCTTGGTAGTGGCGGTGGTGGAAACAGCGTTGTGATTAATCAAACAAATAATTTTGATGGCAACGGTGCAGACAATGCGGAGTTAGCCCGCATGGTTGCTGACGCAACCGAAAAGCAGGTTTATAAGGTACTCCGAAACGAATCACGCCCTGGCGGAATGATGGGAGGTCGATAAATGGCAAAAGAACGTTTTAGATGGAAAGCCCTTTGGGGCTTACCAATAGAAACCGAACCAAAGATCAAGGAAATTAAATTTGGCGATGGCTACTCCCAAAGAATACAAGACGGCTTAAATCACATTGTCTCTAAAGCTACCCTTACAGTGCGTCTAAACAAACGAGACAAAGCGGCTATTGATGAGCTTGAGAGCTTTTTACTGCGCCACGGTGGCTATAAGTCGTTTGAGTGGATACAACCTGGTAAAACAACACCAATCTTAGTTATTTGCCGCAAATGGACTAGCACAGATAACGGCGTGTATATTGATTACGAGCTACCTTTTGAGCAAGTTTTTAACTAAATTATGCTGTGCGTGCGTGACTAATTAACTATTGCTAATATAATATAACTACCAATTTAATTCTTCGGAGTCCTTATGGCAAAGTTATTATATATTGTAATGTCATTATTTTTGTTTGGTTGCTCAAGTAGTCCAATCACCGAAAAAGATGGGGCGCCAGTCCCGGAAAGCTTAATTATCAACAAAGATATTGTTGTTAATAATAGCGGTATGGTACCCGTTACCTTTTTAAGGGATACTGGCCCAGGGTCGGCTTGTAGTCATACGGTTTATGTGGACGGCAAAAAGGCTTTTAACATTAAAGATGGGCAATATATAAGGATATATCTACAAAACGGCGACCATTATTTTAGATTGACTAGCGGACATGGCTTATGCCCAAATGTTGATATATCTCAACAAACAATAATTTCCAATTCTGAGCAAAAATTCAGAATTATGTATCAATCTAATAGCGGGACTATAAATTTAATAAGATTTCAATGAGTTATCTTGATATGTTGGCTAAGCCGCGCTGATTGTAAAATTGGTGCGGTTTTTTATTGGAGCAAATATGCCTAAACCACTACCAGCAGAAATGCGATCAGATCTATTTAAACTTGAGCAAGGTGCGCTGATCGAATTATGGGAAATTGACTTGCGTCATATCTCTAGCAATGCCGATCCTGATGTTAAAAGCGAGATCTACCGTTTTCATAATGGCGTAAGCCAAACCAAGGAGAATATTTGGTGGCAAGGTAAAGAGTACCAAGCCTACCCAATAAAAGCGGACGGTTTTGAGATTAGCGGACAAGGGCCAAGCAATAGACCGACATTAACCGTTTCCAATCTTTACGGGTTGGTGACGGGGATTGTTGCGCACTTTGGGCAAGGAGTGGGGGCTAAAGTCACTCGGCGTCTTGTGTATGCTGAGCATTTAGACGCTAAAAACTTTCCGGGCGGCGTTAACCCTAATGCCGACCCAAATCAAGAGGTGCACAGTTACTATATCATTGAGCAGTTAAAATCGCTTGACGATCAACAGGCAACTTTTGAGCTTGCGTCCCCGGCTGAGACGGATAATGCAAAAATCCCGTTACTGATGATTACATCAGATACTTGTATTTGGCAATATCGTTCCGCGCAATGCGGTTATGCCGGCGGTGCGGTGGCAGATGAGTTTGATAAGCCAACAACCGACCTTAAAAAGGATAAATGCTCACACTGCATAAGCGGTTGTAAATTACGCTTTGGTGACAATGCGATTTTGCCTTTTGGTGGATTCCCAAGCACGACACAATACGGCAATTAATATGATTAATGACAAATTAAAACAAGAGATATTGGCACATGCCAAGCAATCAGAACCGCAGGAATCTTGCGGTTTTGTTGTTTTTGACGGGGAGCAAAATATCTACATCCCGTGCGTAAACGTATCGCCCGACCCAATCAATTATTTTGAGATTGCGTCGGAAGAATTTATCGGCGTTGAGGAAATTGGCAAGATTATTGCGTTAGTGCACTCACACCCTAGTTTTGGTGATGAGCGTGGATTGTCTTATTTATCCACGGCAGACAGAGAGTGCCAAACGCGGTTAGATTTGGATTTTTGGCTCATAGTTGATGGTGATATTAAGTGTTTTCGTAATATACCGCCATTGATCGGACGGCAATTTGAGAACAACAAGCAAGACTGCCGAAATATCGTATTAGATAGCTATATGTTGTCAGGTATTGATTTAGATGATAAGTCAGTATATCCGTTTGACTGGTTTAAATCCTCTAATCTGTATGAGGAGGGATTGCAACGATGCGGATTTTATAAGCTCATGCAAGAGGATGATGTACAGCTTGGCGACATTATCCTAATCCAAGTCGGTGCCGATGTGGCTAATCATGCCGGGGTTTATTTGGGTAACCAAATGATGATACACCACAGCGAGGACAGGCTGTCTGCGCGCGTACCGTATAACGGATTTTGGCTCAAGCACACTCACTCAATATGGAGATTTAAAGATTGGTACAAGTTAAATTTTACGGCGATCTTAAACGATTTGCAGATAGCCCAATAGAGCTAGAGGTTAGCAATTTTAAAGAGCTCATGAGTGGGCTGTTTACGCAGATTAAAGGGCTTAGACAGCACATCCGCAAAGGTTATTACAAAATCCGCGTCGGCAGTAAGTATCTATCTGAGGAGCAACTCAAGACAACACCAATTATTGACCTTAAAGATGGCTGTACAGTGCATTTAACACCTGTAGTTGCCGGAGCGGGTAAAAACGGTGGGGTATTTCAAATTGTCGCAGGGATTGTGATTATTGCGGCCAGTATCATCAGTTATCAATGGCACGGGGTAGGTTATGGGTCAGCGTTAATGTTTGGCGTTACTGGTGCTGCCATGGCTTTAGGTGGAGTTATGACAATGCTTGCCAAAGTGCCTAGCATGGGTGATTACGGCAAAGAGGGCGAAAAAAAACAAAGCACCTCGTTTAGCAATATCAAAAACTTAACCCCGCAAGGCAGACCAATCCCTTTGCTTTACGGCAAAATGCTAACAAGTCTTGTGCTTATATCACAAGGGGTTGAGACATTTGACGATATGCCAACAAAGTAAAAAATAGATTTCATTTAGACCACGCTTTATGCGTGGTTTTTTATTTTTAAGGATTAAAGATGGGTGGTAGTTCAAAAGGTGGCGGCGGACATACTCCGCACGAGGCGCCAGACTCTTTACGCTCGGCGCAAAAGCTACGCGCAATCGGTTTAATTTCGCTCGGACCAATTAAAGGGCCAGCGAACAAATGGAAAGACACGTATTTTGACAATACACCGATCCAAAATGCTAATGGTGTAGATGATAATGATGCCGCTAGTTTTAACTTTAAAAACACAGAGATCCAATACAATCTAGGCTATCAAGACCAAAAGCCATTAGAGGGATTTGAAGCATCTGAGCGAGAGGTATCGGTTGGAGCAGAGGTAAAACAGCAACATCCTATTACGAGATCGGTTATAGATCCAGATGTAACACGCTTACGTCTAACGATCGGTGTAAACGCATTGATCTCACAAAACGATCAAGGGGACACACACGGCACGTCTGTTGATTTCCAGGTTTTGGTTAACAACACACCGCGCGGAACATATCAGATCGAGGGTAAATCGTCATCCCGATTTTACCGCAGTTACATCATAGATGATTTACCGCCAAGACCATTTACGGTTACCGTCAAACGCGTGACTGCGGATAGCAAATCTCAACGCTTACAAAATGGCACGCATTGGGTAAGTTACACAGAGATTATCGACACCAAATTAAGCTATCCAAATATGGCTATTGTCGGCATTAAGACCGATAGCCGATACAACCCAAATTTTCCCAACATCAACTTTTTGCTGTATGGGCGTATTATCAAAATCCCGACAACTTACGACCCGGAAGCGCGCACGTACGCACCGGGATTGTGGCGCGGTGATTTTAAAATGGGGTGGACCAATAACCCTGCATGGATTTTTTACGACCTTATAACAGATAAATTAGCGGGCTTGGGTGAGCGCATTGGCGATTTTGGCATTGATAAATTTATGCTGTATGAGATTGCCAAATATTGTGATGAGCTTGTAGATGACGGCTACGGCGGTAAAGAGCCGCGCATGGTATCTAACTTATGGATTACCGAGCAAAGAGACGCTTATAACGTCATCTCTGATATGGCGTCCGTATTTAGAGCTATTGCAGTTTGGGATGGTACGCAATTTACCGCAATCCAAGATAGACCAACCGACCCGGTGTGCTTATACAGTCAATCAAACGTAGTTGACGGCAAATTTAGCCGGCAATACACCGCAGGTAAGGCGATTTTTACCGCGGTTGAGGTTGAGTATGCGGACGAGCGCAACTTATATCAAAAAGCGATTGAGTACGTTGCTGATGATAACATGATTACCCGTTACGGCTACAATGTCAAAAAAATGACGGCGTTTGGCTGCACAAGCCGAGGACAAGCGCACAGATACGGGAAATGGGTATTGGAGACATCGCGCCTTGAGCAATGCACGATTACATTTACCGTTGGCCGCCAAGGTTTGATGCACTTGCCTGGTGACATTATCGAGGTCGCAGATAACAACTATGCCGGCAAAGTTTTAGGCGGGCGAGTTGTTGCAATCAGTGGTAAAAAGGTCACGTTAGATCAGCCTGTAGAGATTAAGGGAGAGAGCTATCTAAACTACATCACTACCGATGGTTTGACAAAAATCAAAATTAAGTCGGTCGATAAATCTAATCCGGCAATCATTGAGCTTGATAGTACGCCGCAAGGATTGAGTATTTTTGATAACTGGGTACTTAAATCAGGCGTAGTGTCAACGC